AGCTTTAGGCACTATAAACTTAGACGCCGCAATAAGTTTAATGGGTTTCTTAATAGAAAAAGACGGCGCGGCTGACTTCGATGTAGATGACGCTATGGAGCTGGTAGACCATACATTAAAATTACTTATACAAGTTATGCCTGAAAGGGTAAAGGAGTGCATAGTGTTAAAAGCCCACGATGCTACAGAAGGTTTTGACGCCCCGCGAAAAGACGGCGAGGCACTACACTAATGGCTACCCGCGCTATTGAGCTGGACTTTGAGACCAGAAGCCCTTTAGACCTTAGTGTGTGCGGCGCTGATAAGTACGCGCTAGACCCTAGAACGTCTATTTTGTGTTGTTCTTTTATCTCGCCAGAAGTCGAGCGCCCCTATCTGTGGTGGTCGAGTTTTGGGGTGGGTGCGCTTCCGTTATGGGTTAAGGACTTACTTATTAATGCTGATCAAGTAGTGGCGCATAACGCCCGTTTCGACAAGCTGATCTATGAGTGCATAGCGGTTAACGACTTTGGATTTCCTGAGATACCCGACCAAAAATGGGTGTGTTCAGCAGCTAGGGCGCGTGTAAACGCGTTACCGTCCTCGCTTGACGGGGTTACCAGAGCTATAGACTCTAAGCATAAGAAAGACCACAAAGGTAAGGCGCTGATAAGAAAACTGTGCGTCCCTGACGGACGTACTGGTGAGTATTGTAACGACCCTGACGCCTTGGCAGAGCTAGGCGATTACTGCGTAAAAGATACCTTAGCGGCCTCTAGCATTAACGGCAGGCTACGAAAGCTGTCTGATGCCGATATGAGGGATTGGACGGTTAACGAAGCTATTAACGACTACGGCGTTAGGATAGACGTAGAACTAGCTATGCTGGCCGAGATATACGCCGAAACGGAGAAAAAAGAGATAGCCGACAAACTTAGCGACCTAACTAACGGGGTTATAGATTCACCTACCAAAACAGCTAGGGCGTTAAAACTTATAATGGCTGACCACGGCAACAACTCCGACATAGTAGACTGTGTTACTAAGATAGTAGACGGCCAGAAAAAACTTACATTCGATAAAAACGCTAGAGAGCAGTTATTAGAGCTTGAAACGCTACCACCTTTTTGGCGTTCCGTAATAGGGCTTATTAACGACGGCGGCAAGTCTAGCGTGAGTAAGTTTAAGCGCATGAGGGCAATGGCGATAGACGGTACTGACAGGGTGCATGGGGCTTTTGTTTTTGCGGGGGCGGGGCAGACTCAACGCTACGCCAGCAGAGGGCTACAACTGCATAACATGGCAAGGAAGTGTTTTACACCAGAACAGACCGAAGAAATAAAAGGTTTAATGCTAAAAGCCGAACCCATAAACACCCCCGACAGGTCAACAATGGACACGCTTTCTATGCTGTTACGCCCCGCTATCATACCGTCAGAGGGTAACACCTTTATAGTAGGCGATTGGTCAGCAATAGAGGCCAGAGTATTGCCGTGGCTGTCAAAATCAAAAGGGGGTGACGAGGTACTGGATAGTTTTAGAGAGCTAGACGCTAAGAACGACCCTTTGGACGATATTTATATACGAACCGCTGCCAGCATGAAAATAGATGATAGGCAAATAGGCAAAGTAGCTAACTTGTCTTTAGGGTACGGCGGTGGTGCGGGCGCGTTTAATGCTATGGCCGCTAACTACGGGCTTGAACTGCCAGAGCATCAAGTGTTAAAGGTGGTCAGACTGTGGCGCAGGGCTAATCCGTGGGCTGTTAAGTTTTGGGATGACCTAGAGAGAGCCGCTAAAAAAGCTATCGTTTCACCAGAAAAACCTTTTTCAGCGGGGCGGGTACAGTACGTTTATGTGCCCAAACTGCTAAACGGCACTCTGATGTGCATACTACCTAACGGCACCGTTATACAGTACCCACAAGCGCGTTTAAACGCCCGAACAGGTGTGGTATCAGCCATGAAAGCGTCACTTTCACCTAGAGCTGATAGCGAAAGTGAGTGGCCTAGAATGAATTTATGGGGCGGGTTCTTAGCAGAGAACGTATCGCAAGCGGTTAGCGGTTGCTTGTTACGAGAGCTACTTAACGCCTTAATAACTGATGGTTTTATGGTAGTGGCTCACGTACACGACGAAGTTATAGTAGAGGCTAAAAAGGAAGAAGCGGTGGACACCGCTGCCGAATTAAAGGAGTATATGGAGTTCACCCCCGACTGGTGCCCTGATCTACCCTTAGTGGCCGAGCCTGAGATAATGGGCAGGTACGGTAAATAATCAAAAAAAACCCCGCGCACGATCAAGTTAGCGGGGTGAGGCAACGTACAAAACAGAGGACTTATCAACATGCACGAAAGCAGCAGTAATACTAACCCCGACGACAATAAAAAGCAACAAAGTACAGACCTTACAGACGCCCTTAGCAGTATGATAAGCGCGGGGGCAAAGCCAAAAAAGACGGTTAAGGATGCAACACCGCCAGCACCTACGGCGGCTATAAAATATACAGACGCCTTACCGCCTAGAGCCGCCGACATTAAGGCTATAGACAAATTTTTAGACGTTGTTTTTCATGCCCCGCTTGAGGAGGACGAGCATATTTTAACATGGGCGGTTAAGCCGTTAAGAACGCCGTCCTACCCTAAGTCGGACGAGGAACTACTAGCGCAGTTAGCGCAGACTCAAAACCAAAAAGCCCTATACTTCGGAACCTCTACTTTTTCTGCCGACCCTGACACGGGTAAACTTTACAACCGCCAGCAACTTTTCAGAAGTTTGCGCCTTGTGGTTTTAGACGACGTAGGTACTAAGGTAGACGCAAACCTTATACCTGATGATTTTCCGCCTACTTACATTATAGAAAGTAGCGAGGGTAATTATCAGTATGGGTACGTACTGAAAGAGCCTGTTACCGACCAAGCCGCCGCGAAAGCCCTGATAACCGTTATTTACGAAAGTAAGTTTTCGGATGAAGGGGGTAAAATGGCTAACAAACTGGTGCGGTTACCCGAAGGAGTTAACGGTAAAAAAGGCGATAAAATGGGTTTTGTAACGCGCATAAAAGAGCTTAACCCTACCGCTTTATATGACCCGCAGGAAATTTTAGACCGCTTAGAGCTAGACGCTGATTGGGGCGAGATACAAAAAAACGCCGAGGAAGCTATTAAGCGTAAAGCAAGCGTAAGCTACACAACACCGTGGGCACCTATCCAACCTAAAGCGGAGAGTTTAAACGGGTTCGTAGACCCTGTATTAGAATGGCTGTACGACAATGATCTAGTTATGTACGACAATGGCGGCGACTTTGTAGAAATAAAGTGCCCGTGGAGCGACAACCACACTAGCGGGGGTGATACGGCTGGTTACAAACCTTTAGGGCGTGGGAGTAACGTATCTACGCGGGGGTTCCACTGTTTCCATGATAGCTGTGCTGCGGTGACTACCGAGGATTTTCTACAGCATATAGCATCTGTCAGCGGTATAGAGGCTTCGGTCTACGACCCTGTGGCAGAAATGACCGCCCGCTATGTTCTTAACACTGTGGACGGTACGGTGTACGACTTAAAGAGCGTAAAAAGAGGTAAGAACATAAAGCGGACAGGTTTTCAGTCTACTTACGCCCGCCCTATATCAATACATTCTAACGACGGTAAGATTAAAAAAGTACCGTCGTGGAAAATGTGGGAGCTTTCACGATCTAGGGTTGATGTAGCGGGTTTAACTTTTGCACCTGATAACCCCGCTAAACTTGTCGAGCAAGACGGTGAACTGCATCTTAACATTTTCACCCCACCAGCATGGGGCGAAGGTGACGTAGATATGGACGACGTAAACACGTTTAACGGTTTTATAGAATACCTTATACCCGATGCGGAAATGCGGGCGTACTTTATTCAATGGTTAGCAGCTAAAGTGCAGAATATGGCCTTTAGAGGTGTGGCTATAGTTATGACCGCCAACCGCCAAGGTATAGGACGATCTACGCTGGTAGACATGATAAAGACCTTACTAAACCCTGTTAACTGCGAGGACGTTAGCCTGTCTCAATTAATAGGCGATAACACTTTTAACGAATGGCAAGCGAAGCCGTTTGTAGCGGTAGAAGAAACCCGCACCTTAGACGGTAACGAGTTTTACCGCAGTTACGAAAAGCTGAAAAGTCTCATAGACCCTAGAGCTAAAGAGATAGTGATAAACCCCAAAAAGGAACATAAGTACACCGTTAAAACGGTCACTAGCTACATATTTCTATCTAATCACGCTGACGCCTTACAACTACCTGAT